CGAGAAGCGTGCCATGCGGGCGGTCGGCATGATCAAGCTGCTTCTGGAGCTCTCCGGCTTCACCATCGTGGGCCGGATCACCCTCAGAGACATCAAGACCGGCAAGGAATTCAAGTAAGGGGGGGGGCCTATATGGACAGAGAAGTATTGAAAAAATACGACGCGCTTAAGGACGAGCAGAAGGACGTCAAAAAGCGGGCGGAGGAGCTGGAGCGTGAGATGAACCAGCTGCTGACGACGCTGGTCTCTGACACCGTCATGGGTACCCGCGAGGATGGCACCTATGGACCGATCAAGATCAAAGGCATCCCTTTTCCGGAGTACGACCGGAAGAAGGAACTCCTGCAGAAGCGCCTCGACAGATACGCAGAGATCGACGCTGAGCTGGCGGGAATGATCGACGAGATCGAGGTCTTTATCTCCGGAGTGCAGGATCCCAGGATCCGGACGATCCTGCGGCTGAAATACGTCGACGGCAAGACCTGGAGAGACATCGGACGCCGGTATGGAAAAGGCGCCTCCTGGGCCTTCAAAAAGATCGAGGCCTATTTTTCAAAATAAGTATTGACGAGGAAAAAAAGGGAACATAGGCTGAAAACTGGAAAGTGAGACCCATAGAACCTTACTTATTCCTCCAAACAGTCCCGGAGATACTCCACCATCTCCGGGACTGCTTTATTTTTCAGGAGCATAGATATGCCATTAAAAGCATGCCCGTACTGCGGGAGGATACACCCTAAGGGCTTCGACTGTGGCAGGATACCAAAGTATGGAGCTCAGAAGGGTACACAGGAGCAGCGCTTCAGGCACAGTACTGCATGGACCAGGAAGAGCATACAGATCAGAGAGCGTGATCACTACATGTGTGTCTACTGTATGCAGCATGATAAGCGTATCAATACAGAGGACATAGAGGTACATCACATCATACCAGTGAAGGAAGACTATGACAGGAGACTGGATGGTGACAACCTGATCAGTCTATGCAGAGAGCATCATGAAGCAGCAGAAGCATGTGTCATCAAGAGAGACACACTGATGACGATGGCAGCAAGGCAAGAGCTGTCTGACAATTCTCTCCTACCATGCCTCTGACCGGTATGCCCCCGGAGGTCGAAAATTTGAGCGCCGGTCTGCCAGAAGACCGACGCCCCACCCTTTTACATGAAAAATTCGCAAAATCAGCCGGAAAGGAGGCATTTATGGCCGGAAGACCTGCAAAATCTGCAGCAATTTTAACGCTGACCAACGATGTCTCGCACCGGACGAAGCGGGAGATTGCGCTCCGCGCCGTTGCCGAGAAGGGCACCCTGACCGGCGAGGCGATGAGGGAGAGCCCGGACGTGAGGAACGATCCGGAGGCTCATAAGGAATTCATGAGAGTACGGAAGCTGCTCCGGAAGATCGATAAGGATGACGCCATCTATGGCCGCGTGATCAATGATTACTGCCTGCTCTACAGCCAGCGCAGAAAGCTCACCGAGCTGATCGGGAAGATAGACACGGACCTGGATGATCTGGAGGAGCGGTCCTTTGAGATGGAACCGAAGGACTATTACGAGCTCCGGGCGGCTCTGCTGCAGCGCAGGGAGAAGCTGCAGCAGCAGCAGATCGTGCTCATGGACAAGATGCGCTCTATCGAGGACAAGAACCTTATGAACATCCAGAGCGCGCTGCGGTCCATACCTAAGAAGCCGGACGAGAAGAAGAACCCGCTGAAGGAGGCCTTGAGTGGTTAAGGACAGCCGGGCCTACGAGTACGCGGCCTGGTGCGTCGCGGACCAGTCCGGCAAGGTCCCGATCTACGTGAAGAAGCAGGCGGCCTCCTGGATCCGGATCGTGCTCGGCGATGATCCGGAGGCCTATGTGGATGAAAAGAGCTACGAGAAGATCTGCAAGCTCCTGAAGATCATCATCCATCCGGACCTCCGCTGCCCGATCTACGACGGCCTGGAGGATTATGCCTGGTTTTTCATCGTCGCGACACTTTGCACGAAGAAGACCGGCACGGACTTCCGGTACTACCTCACGGCCGTGCTGGAGATCGCCCGGAAGAACTTCAAGACCTTCAACTCGGCCATCATCTTCATCCTGCTGATGCTGATCGAGCCGGACTTCTCCCGATTCTTCTCCGTGGCGCCGGATCTGGCCCTGAGCTCTGAGCTTAAGGTGGCCATCCGGAAGATCATCAAGTCCTCGCCGGCGCTGATCGACGAGGTGGATCCGGCATTTAAGATAATGAGATCCGTGATCAAGTGCCTGCTGAATGATAACGAATACACTCCGCTTGCCTACAGTAATGACCGAATGGATGGCCGCATGGCCAACGTCTTCCTGGCCGATGAGGCCGGAGCGATGGACGACTACCCTGTTGAAGCCATGCGCTCGTCCCAGATCACCCTGCCTGATGGTCTCGGCATCATCATATCGACGCAGTATCCGAACGACAACAACGTCATGATAGATGAGATAGACATCAGCAAGAAGGTCCTGGACGGTCTCCTCGAGGACCGGCGGAGGTTTTCTTTGCTTTATGAACCGGACGACGAGTACAAAAGCGGCGAGCTCTGGCAGACCGACGACCGCGTGATCTTCCAGTCGAATCCGGTGACGATAAAGAACGAGAGGATCTTCGAGACCCTGAAGGGTAAGCGGGCGCTGGCGGTCCTCTATGAGAACAAGAGGGAAAACTACCTCTGCAAGCATAACAACATCCTCTACAAGGGCCTGGGCGTCGAGGGGTATATCGACATCCAGCGCGTGAAGCTCTGCAGCACGCCGGACGATCCGGCCTGGTGGAAAGGCAGGCGCGTCTGGATCGGTCTGGATCTCTCCCAGTCCGATGATAATACCTCGTTTTCGATGGTGACCGAAGAGGAGGGGATCGTCTATAGCAAGACCCTCGGCTTCATTCCAGAAGAAAAGAAGGACCTGAAGAGCAAAAAAGAGCATGTCGATTATGACCGGCTGATCAGGCAGGGCATCTGCTACTCCTGCGGCGCGGACGTGATCGACTATCTTTTTGTTAAGGACCGGATCGAAGCCCTGCCGGAGGAGTACGGTGTGGAGATCGTGCAGATCGGGTACGACCGCTGGAACGCGATCGCGACGGTGCAGGCCCTGGAAGCGGACGGCTTCGAGTGCGTAGAGATCAAGCAGCACAGCTCCGTCCTGCACGGGCCGACGAAGTGGCTGCGGGAGCTGATCCTCGAGAAGTCCTTCCGGTACAGCGAGAACCGGATGCTGGAGATCAACTTCCAGAACGCGCGATGCACCGAAGACACTAACCTCAACAAATACGTGAACAAGAAAAAATCCGCGGGCAAGGTCGATATGGTCGTCTCGCTGATCAATGCGATGTACCTCCTGCAGCAGGAGCTGCTGTACGGGGACGGAGGCTTTGTCGTGCAGGTAATCTAAGGAGAAAAATATGTGGCCTTTTACAAGAAAACAGCAGGAGATCCGCGCCGACACGGAGCAGATGGCCGACATCGAGACCGCAACGGCCGAAGGGCAGCTCCTCAGGGCTGCTGTGGAAGCCCGCGGCGAGATCACCATAGACAAGGCGCTCATGGTGCCGGCCGTGGCCGCCTGCGTGCGGCTGATCTCGGAGACTGTGTCGATGGTGCCCTTCCGGCTTTACCAGACCGACCAGGACGACATCCAGCTGAAAGAGATCGCTGACGATCCCCGCGTGGCCCTGATCAACGCGGATCCGAAGGACACTCTGGACGCGGTGCAGTTCAAGCGCGCGCTGGTCCGGGACTATCTGCTCGATAAGGGCGGCTATGCCTATATCGACATGGTGGGGAACAGGGTCCGGAGCCTCAGGTACGTCGAGCCGGGCTATGTGTCCTTCAACTGGAACGCGGATCCCATCTGGAAGGACTACGACATCCTCGTGGACGGGCAGACCTTCCAGCCTCATCAGTTCCTGAAGATCCTCCGGAACACGAAGGACGGCTACAAGGGCATCGGGATCGTGGAGGAGCAGGCGGAGCCGCTGACTGTGGCCTACCGGACCATGCTCTTCCAGGAGAAGCAGCTGAAGACCGGCGGCGCCAAGAAGGGCTATGTCAAGAGCCAGAAGAAGCTGACGGACGTGGCCATCAAAGCTCTGAAAGACGCCTGGATGCGGCTCTTCTCCGATGACTCCGAGAACGTCGTGGTCCTGAATGACGGCCTGGAATTCCAGGAGGCCTCCGAGACCTCCGCAGAGATGCAGGTCAATGAGAACACAGGGACCATGACGAAGCAGATCTGCGAGATCTTCGGCGTCCCGGTCCAGATGCTCAACAGGGAAGTGGGTACCGCGAGCAAAGAGGACCGGATCGTCTTCATCCAGTACTGCATCCAGCCGATCCTGTCCGCGATCGAGACCGCGCTGAACCGTGACCTGCTCCTGGAGTCCGAGAAGGGATCCATGAAGTGGGCAGCGGACACGTCCGAATTCACGAAGGCCGACGTCCTGGAGCGCTACCAGGCGTATGAGCTGGCCAGCAAGAACGGCTTCCTGCAGATCGATGAGATCCGCTACAGAGAGAACCTCAGGCCGCTGGGCCTTGACTTCGTGAAGCTGGGCCTGCAGGACGTCCTCTACTATCCGGGCAAGAAGGGCCTGACCTACGTCCCGAACATGAACCAGGTCGGCAGCGTCAAGCTCGCGATGGAAGACCGGAAAGAGGCCAAGAAGCAGAAAGACGCAGAACTGGAAGCAATGAAGCAGAAGCCAGAGGATCCTGCACCGAATGGACAGGAAAATGCTCAGAATAGCCAGGAAAGTGATCAAATTGACCCGGAAAGTGATCAAAACGAGCAGGATCCTGATCGGAATGAAAAGGAAAAACCGGAAGGAGGTGATGAAGAATGAGGATCGAAATCCGCAATGACTCCGTCGAAATTGACGGATACGTGAATATTGTTCGTAGGGACTCGAAGCCGCTGAGAGACCGGAGCACCGGGCAGAAATACCTGGAGCAGATTGTCCCTGGAGCTTTTCAGAGAGCTCTCGAAAAAAACCCTGTACTACTGCTTCTTGATCATGAACGCGGAAGGGTACTCGGATCTACAGAAGATAACCTTCAGTTAGAGGAGAATGTGATCGGATTAAGAGCACATGCTGTCGTCACCGATCCGGAAGTTATTCAGTTAGCAAGAGACCGCAAACTCAGAGGCTGGTCTTTTGGTTTTATACCTCGCAACGTGTCAGAAGAAGAAAACGCCCGTGATGGAATGAATCGTCGGTACATCGAGGACATGGATCTGATAGAGGTCTCTCTGATAGACACACGAAAAATTCCATGCTATGACGATACCTTCATCGAGACGCGGTCAGAGGATGAGGAAGCGCAGTCTGATGTACTTGAAGTCAGGGCCGATTATTTTGTGAATAGTCCTAAAGATAAGAAGCCTATAGACCTCTCTAACTTCAAAGCGCGAATCAGCGCTCTTGATAGCAAACTTTAAAAGGAGAAAACAAAACTATGAGAAAGAGAATCTATGTGAAGCCGGAAATGCAGTTTCGCGCTGAGGATCTCAAGTCCCTGCAGGAGCAGAGAAATGAGACCGTGCAGGCCATGAAAGACATGACCTCCGCAGCTGAGGCAGAGCAGAGAGCCTTCACCGAGGAGGAGCTCGCCCAGTTTGATGAGCTGGAGAAAAAGGTCCAGACACTCGACTCTTCTATCCAGAGAATGGAGAGAGCGAGAGATCTGAGCCTTAACGTGATCAGCCCGAAGAAGAGAGAAGAGCTCACTGTCGAGGAGGCTGAAGAGAGAGCCTTCGAGGCCTACCTCAGGAGCGAGATCCTTGAGGAGAGAGCGGGTGATGTCAACCTGACCAAGGGCGAAAACGGTGCGGTCATTCCGACCACCATCGCGAACAAGATCATCACCAAGGTGCATGAGATCTCCCCGATCTATGCTATGGCGACTAAGTACAATGTGAAGGGCACTCTGTCCATCCCGTACTATCCGGCAACCGTCGACGGAGCTACTCCGGACGTACAGATGGCCTATGCCACTGAATTCACCGACCTCGAGTCTACCTCCGGCCGCTTCAGCTCCATCAGCCTCACCGGCTTCCTGGCTGGCGCCCTGACCAAAGTCTCCAAGTCCCTCATGAACAACAGCCAGTTCAACATTGTAGACTTCGTCATCACCAACATGGCGGAGACCATCGCGCGCTGGCTCGAGGGCGAGTGCCTGCACGGCACCCCCAACAAGGCGACCGGCGTGATCGCCGGCATCACCCAGGGCGTGACCGCTGCGGCGACCGGAGCCCTTACCGCGGACGAGCTGATCAAGCTGCAGGAATCCATCCCGGACGCTTACCAGAACGGCGCATGCTGGATCATGTCCAGGGCTACCCGCACCGCGATCCGCCTCCTGAAGGACGGCGAGGACCGCTACATCCTGAACCCGGATGCAACCTCCAAGTGGGGCTACACCCTCTTCGGAAAGCCGGTCTATGTGTCTGAGAACATGGACAACATGGCAGCGGGCAAGCCGGCGGTCCTCTACGG